TTAAAAGTCAAAAGTGCCATGTTTATAAGAGGACCGGGAAGGTTTATAATAATCCTCACCCGGGGTCTGGGGTTGTATAAAATCTTGTCTGAATATTTCTGTAGGATTATCTGTAATTAAATCTGCATCATGGGTATATATGTTAAAATAGCACTCTGGATCTGTTTTTTGGTTATATGGTCCTTCTCCCACAAAAGAAAATTTGTAAAAACCAATTTTTTCTCCGTCTTTTCTGACTGTAAGGAACCAGACATTACCACTACTTATCGTTTTAAATCTCAATCCGTTTAATGATGAATAAGTTTCCTCTATAAACTGGCCATTCAAATATGTCTGTTTTTTACAAGTAAAAGGTAACTCAAATCTACCACCTTCAGCTGGTAGAATAAAAGGATTCTGTTCCGAATGGATTTTATACACAAATGTCAACTTTCCTTTATCTATAATTAGTGGAATTTTTTCTACTTTTATGCCATTAATAGTAGAGTAAGAAATCTGTAAATCAGCATTCAAAATTTTATCTTCTTTATTAATATTTGAGGTTATATTTAATACTACCTGATCGCCCTCCACTTTTGTTTCTATATCAGAAAAAAGAGTTTTATCAAATTCTACCGAAACATCCCTGGGAATAATCGGAACCTCTGAACTTAAAACATCATCTATTAATGTTTTTTTTATAATCGTAATCGTAATAATACGTTTCTCTCCAAGACAGCTAAACGGTTTGGATGCGTCCTTACTTGTTAATACTTGATACTCTGTTTTTCTATTGTTTTCCTCTTTTTGACAGGATAACAATGCTAAAGAAATAAACAAAAGAATAAATACCTTTCTCATATTAATGCAAATTAGTTACTATAAATAAAAGTAATATTTAATATTGTTGAAACCTCAACATCTGATACAATCTTCAAGGTCTTTTGTAGAGTTTACAAACTTATTTCCAGCATTATAAGACAATTAAACAACAAACTTTTTGTTTTGAGGGCTTATTTTGACCGTTATCTTTTCTGTCTTATTGGCATGGTTATAAAACATACAGTATAATTCTGGGAAAAGACGTTGAATTTCTTTATAATGCAAAAACTTTTTTCATGATAAAATTAATAATATCATACTACAAAGATAAGACTAAATCGATGTTTTATAGTTATGGAAGAAAATATAAAATCTAACAAAAACATTTATACACATCTTATAATCAGATATTTATTATTGAGATGCTTAATATTATCTAACGTAAGACTAACATTTATATTTTAAGACGTTTTGATGTCGACTTAAATATCCAATATTAGTTTCTAAAATAAATAGTAATATACAGGTATACTATCTCAAACGATTGAATTTTGCTTCCGTTAAATACATATATGTCTCAGTACCAAGAAGGGGTAGTACAGTTGTCGGCAAATACGAATATCCGATCGTTTTTGAGTGCAATAAAGTTTATTGTATCGACTGGCTGTATTTTGTCGGCAATATGAAGGAACTACTTAATTATTTTGAACTGATGGACTAAACGAATGAAAGTATACTTCTGCATCACCTGCCATTATATAGTAAGTCAGGCATGTATCAAAAGGTATAGATTTTGTACTGCCATTTTTTAAGAAGTGGATAGGCCTACTGGGTGAAGGCTTCTTTGATATACGAGGAAAAATGGGTAAAGGCGTACATTATCTTATGGATAAATATACCTCAAAATATATTCCTGAATGAAAGTTGTATATTCTGGAATATATTTTGCTTTTAACAGAAAACAAGTTTCGCAAAGAAAATCTATGAATTGAGACTTCTATTCTCTCACGAGTTGTGAAGCATCCGATAGTACAATGGAAAATATCCCTGATTGCCGAAGAAACGTGATTCTCCCTCATTCATCGCCAAATAAAAACGGGAGAACCGAATGCTCTAGGTATTGCTCATATCCTTTACGTACTCAGGTAGTCCGCCTATGGGTTGGGAAATGCCCGTTTGGCAGGATTTTTTTCCCTTATATAGAACACAACGGGCTCATGAGTGACACATTCTTCGGATGGGTATAGCGGATTCAGATACCCCTTTATAAATATCTTTTCATCTCCTGACAATTGCTGACTATCCATGACTATTCCTGCCATCAGTCCGGTCCAGTTTGGCAGGTATCGTTTTTTCTCTTACATTCGCATCAACGAATATTTAAAATCGATCATATGGAAATATATTACATTGAAGCCGGTATCTTTGACAGGATGCTGGGATGTGTCGAAAGTCTATCGACACGCGTGGACAGGCTGTATGAGAAAAATGCGAATAAAGGGGTTGGTGAGTGACTGGACGGTCAGGATGTCTGCCTGCGCCTTGACATTTCTTCCCGTACCCTGCAGACCCTTCGTGATACCGGACGGTTGGCGTTCACCCAGGTTCAGCGTAAATTTTATTACAAACCGGAAGATGTGGAGAGGCTGATGACTTATGTCGGTATGAGGCGCAAGGAGAAGGCGGTGAGAGACAGAAGAAAAAGCAATAACTTTTAAAAAAGCAAGAAATGGAAGGAATTATCGGTAAGGAGAGTGAGAGTATCCTGCGTTTCTTTATTCTGCTGGAGAATATTCAGGTAAAAATGGATCAGCTAATGGAGGGTAACCGCCCGCCTTTTAACGGTGAACGGTTCCTGACTGACAGGGAGTTGTCCGGGCTGTTGAAAATCAGTCGCAGATGTCTGCAGGATTATCGTGACCAGGGTCGGCTCCCCTATGTCCAACTGGGTGGAAAGGTGCTGTATAAAACGTCGGACATTGAAAAATTATTGGAAGGTAACTATCACAGGGCGCTGATATAATATTGCCCTTTTTAGGCTTTAATGGGATGAGTGTTGGGACTGTCAAGGATTCCGACACTCATCCCATTTTTTATCTGGACATTTTTAGCTCTTAACCCAGTCCGTATCCTTCCGCTTTCTTCTTTTCATGAGCCAATCCATGTCCGAGGATATTTTCTGGTCAGTGACTTGCGCATATACCTGCGTGCTATTGATGTTTGTGTGTCCCATCATCTTGGCGATGCTTTCTATCGGAATACCGGAGGTCATCATTAGAGTTCCGAACGAATGCCTAGCCATATGATAGGATAAATTTTCCTTCATCCCCAGTGCTACACCCAGCCCGTGGACCTCGTACCAGAGGATATCCCGGACCGGTAACGGAAAGACCGGCTTCTCGTTATCCGTGGTGTTGTAAAGTTCTAGTATTTGTTCGGCTACCGGGTGTAACGGGATAAATGCTTCTGCGCCCGTCTTAGCCCGGCGGATGCGGATGTATCTTCTTCCTAGGGAACTCTTTTCAATGTGGCGTGGATGGAGTCTGCGCGTATCCACATAGGCAAGCCCTGTGAAAGAGGAGAATATGAATGTCCTGCGTGCCAGCTCCATCATCGGGTCGGGCATCGGGGTCTCCATTATCAGTTTCAACTCATTGCGCCCGATGTGCTTCAATTTCGGACTGTCCTTCTTCTCGTATGCCACGTCCTCTATCGGATTGGCTCTCAATACTTCCCGGTCCACAGCGATATAGATGAGCCTGTTAAGCCAGCACAGGCAGTGGTTCACATGTCCGTTCCCATGTCCCAGCTCTTTCTTGAGAAAGATTTTGAAGGATTCGGCGAACTCCTCGGTGATGTCTGAAAAGGCGATGTCCCTCATCCCCCTGGATTCGATGAACTGCCTCAGATTGAGCTGGGTTGTCTTTGACTGGCGATAAGTTGAGGTGGAGTTAATCTCGACTGAACGGATTCTAAGCCGTTCCCGTTCTGCCTCTCCGGTCTGCAGCAGGAATTCCGGAATGGAAACGGTATTTGATACGGTAGCTTTGAGTAATTCCGCCGTGACCACTCCCTGGTTCTTCAGCAGGTTCCCGTATGCCTCTTCCAGTCGGCTGCGGAAAGCGGTAAGGCGGTTGTTTTCTTTGTTCATCCTGATTTCTCCTTTGTTACTGTCCCAGTCACTGGGCTTGCAATAGATGCCTGTCGTGACAGCTGACTTCCTGCCGTCGATGCTGATCCGGCAGAGGATGGCTGTCGTTCCGTCCGATTTCACCTTGTTACGGTTGATGTAGAACATGAGTCTGAATGTACTGCGCATGGTAATGACGTTTTTAGGATTAAAGAATTAGTTTGAGATCACGTGTCGCCTCAATGAACCTGTCCATGTCTTCGAACAGTCTCTTCGGGGTTACACGGGCGTAGATTTGGGTGGTCTTTATGTTGGAGTGTCCCAGCATCTTGCTGATGGTCTCGATCGGCACTCCCTCCTCGAGTGTGATCAGAGAAGCGAAGGAATGCCTTGCTGTATGGTAGACAAGGTCCTGGCTGAGTCCTGCCATCAGGCGCAGGGATTTCATATTGGCCCTGAGCGTATGGTAGTCCTGCGGTGGAAAGAGGGTCATGCGGGCATCATCACGGTACTTTTCGATCAGCACGAGGGCTTCCGGCAGCAGCTTGACGCGCCCGAGGTAGTTGGTCTTCTTCCTCCGGTACTTCAGCCAGAGATTGTTTTCTTCATCCGTGAAGAGGTTCTCCCGAGTGATACTTACCACATCAGCATAGGCTGTGCCGGTGTAGCAGGCGAAGAGGAAGAGGTCCCGGGTGATGACATGCGACCTGCGTTTCTCTGGAATCTCCAGATCACGCAGTTTCTCGAAATTCTCCCGGCTGAGTGCTTTCGGTGTACTTTCCTTCTGTTTGGGTAGTTTGAAGTGGCAGAAATGGTATTTCTCCGAATGTCCCTCCTTGTAGGCGATACGGCAGATCTTTTTCAGGATGGCCAGGTAGCCGCGAAGCGTGTCCACGGCATGTCCTTTTTCCATGAGGATGAAATCCTGATAGTCGCGGATGAACTGCTCGTTGAGTTGCCCGAATGCCAGGTCCGAGACCTTGAACTTCGCCTTGATGAATTCGGAAAGCGTGCGGTAGGTGAAGAGGTAGGTCGAGAGTGTGGTGGGCGCACGGTCTACGCCAACACGGGCCTTCATTTCCCCATTGTGTCGGTCGAGAAGCTTGAGCAGGGTCATCTGTATGCCCGCATTACCCTGAAACATGTCCCTGACCGCGGCGGCATCGAAGTCCTTTTTCCTTTCCATGAGGGAATTGAAGGCCGAGTGTACGGCAAGCAGTAGCCTCTCTATTTTTTCATTGGTTTCCACCGCTTTCCGGCTTTTGCCGTTCAGCCGACTCTCACGTGCGTTCCATAGCTCAGGGGTACAGGATAGCTTGCAGCTGAACTGCGCCATCGTGCGGTTGAGGGTGATCCGTCCCATGATCGGGGCTTTGCCGTTCTTGTCCGGCTCGCTCTTTTTCAGGTAGAGCAGTACCTTAAATTTTTCCACTTTCATAACGCTCTTTTTTAGGTTGTAAAAATACTCCTTTGAAAAGCGCCCTTTGGCATGCAAAATATTGATGAACAGTGAATACAAATCCGCTTTGTTCTTATCGATAAAAATCGGTTACCTGTCGTCGTTTCAGAAACAGGCGGCTAACAGCCTGGTAACTGAAACGCTGCAATATTTTGTTTTCTTTTGCAGGCCAGCCTATTCTGCAATTCTCGTAAAGTGCTTAATTATAAACGTTTTACGTTTTATACTCGCCATTCCGTTTTTTACTGCATTTCTAAATATTACTTACACTGCCCGGCATACTTGGGCTACAACGGCTTATTATTGCGAAATTCATCCGGGCATTATCTCCGAAGCTATGGGACATTCGTCCATTACGGTAACAGAGACATACCTCAAGCCTTTCCGAAGCAAGAAAATTGATGAAGCAAATAAACAGGTTCTTGATTTTGTAAGGCGCTCTGTGGTAGGGGCAAATGCTTAGAAAAGAGACTGTTACTCCGTAGGTAACGGAGATGAATATCGGTGCAAATATGAGCATATTTCTTAAAACAACCAAACGAAATCAAACATTTTTTCCAATAAACTACTCAAAAGCGGAACTAGGACAGATAAAACACGTGGATTCTTTGTATTAGGGCTTTGTTAACTTCTAAATATTGCATAAGATTTCCCTCCCCTCTGCCGCTCGTCAGAAGCAGGGGTAAAGAACTTTCATAATCTATCGTATCATTTTTCTGTATTGACTACTCTAAAAGAGCAGGAACAAAGGTTTCCCCGTTACCTACAAAGTAACAGGATAATAATCAGGTATTTAATCCTATTACTGAGCGCTTTATAAAATCGAGAACTTGTTTATTTGCTTCATCAATTTTTTTGCTTCGGAAAGGCTTGAGGTATGTTTCCGTTACAGTGATGGACGAATGTCCCATAGCTTCGGAAATAATACCCGGATGAATTTCGCAATAATAAGCCGTCGTAGCCCAAGTGTGGCGGGATATATAGAATATAAAAACAAAACACAAGAAAAATGCAATTATTGCACAATATATCAATGTATATCAGGTTTTTATAAAAAGAATGTAGAATTGCATTTATTGTTGATTTTAGCCATCGATAGTGTTATTTACAGTTTTTATGTTACTATTTTGTTGTGCAAAAAAGCACCTGTTTTCGATTAAAATCACTATCTTTGTAGAAGAAAATAAGCAATTCAAGTATATGGCTCGTACCAAGAAAATAGAATCAACCCCTGTACGCATCCGGTTCAAGGAACTGGAAAATGGAAACAAGTCTATCTATCTCGATATTTACTACGAGAAGAAGAGGCGGTATGAGTTTCTGAAATTGTACCTTATCCCAGAGAATTCCTCGGAAGCAAGAAAGCAAAACAAGCATACAATGAAAGCTGCTGATGCAATAAGGGCACAACGTATTCTTGAAATATCGAACAACAGAACACCCGTAACCATTTCAGAAAAGGCAAAGGTTTTACTGGTTGATTGGGTAAACGAGTATAAGAACAGAAGTATTCAACAAGGAAAGACATCATCAGAAAACCATGTGCATTCAGCCTTAAAACAATTGCGGAAATACAATGCCAAAGCTCGTTTGTGCGATGTGGATAAGGATTTCTTGGATGGCTTTGTTGAATTTATGAAAGGGCAAAAAGCAAGGCGTACCAAAGTTCCTTTTGCCAAAAAAACCATATCCAATTATCTTGGGGTTATCATTACAGCCTTGAATATGGCAGTTGATGATGATGTGTTGTCTGTAAATCCCGGATTGGCTATTGACAGGAAAGCCATTTGCGGTGAAGAAACTCCACGCGAGTATCTGACTATTGATGAAGTCCGCAAGCTCATAGAGGCGGATGCACCAAGAGCAGATGTGAAAATTGCATTTTTGTTTTCCTGTTTCTGTGGATTACGGTTAAGTGATGTCCGTGCCTTGCAATGGAAAAAAATCATTGAAGATAACGGGAATATTCACATGGAGTTGCGACAAAAGAAAACTGGTCGGATGCTGTACTTGCCACTCAACAAGCAAGCGCAAGCCTATCTGCCTCACACTAAGAGAAGTGCTGAAGATTATGTATTTTCTCTGCCTTGCACTTCTACCATTGATTTACAGTTGAAGAAGTGGGCCCAAAATGCAGGAATCAATAAAAAACTGACCTATCACATGAGTCGGCATACTTTTGCAACAATGGAGCTTACCATGGGGGCAGATTTATACACAACTAGTCAGTTACTTGGTCATGCCGATGTGGAAACAACACAAGTTTATGCGAAAATCATAGATGCTAAAAAAGAAGCCGCTGTATTACTAATAGATTCTCTATTCTAATATTTATAGTCAAACAGAAATATATTGCAAATTTTGCATGTCGCAATTATCTGTGTATCAGTCATAGCAGAAAGAAATTTTTCGTAATTCAATTCTGTTTGACCATGACAATCTTATTTCTATTTTTAAATTATACAGTATGTATTGTTTAATTAAAAATACTGTGTATATTTGCATTTTGTAGAAACAGCCTCTTTATGTCTGTTCCTCAGAAAGCTATGTTATCCATTATTGTATAGTAACATTAATCAAGATAACAAAATGCAATTAATCTTTTCATGAATAATAGTACAACAAAGGTATATGGCACGTACGAAAAAGCAAGTTAAAGTAAAGGAACCTGTCCGTTTACGTTTTAATGAACTCAAAGATGGCAGGAAGTCCATCTATTTGGATATTTACTACAATGGCCGGAGAACTTACCAGTCATTGAAACTCTATCTTGTACCAGAAACGGATGTGTCGGCGCAAATCCAAAATGCCAACACACTCGCAATAGCCAATGCCATTAAGACCGAAAAAATTTTGGACCTGACCAACAAGATAGCAGGTATCACAGACCGTTCGTATAAAGCGAATATGCTTTTCACGGACTGGATGAGAGTTTATCGGCAAGATGTGGAAAAACGGGCTTCGGCATCTGCACTTATTTGGGTAGATCGGGTAACTAATGAATTGGAGAAGTACGATAACAGTGTTACCCTTGCAGAAATAGATAGGGATTATATTATGAGATTTCTCAGCCATTTACTAGATAGACCTGCACTCACACGTGACCATAACCAACTGGCCAAAAATACGGTTTTCCTCTACCTCTCTTATATACGGGCTGCACTGAATTATGCAGTTAAGGAGAACCTGCTCCAGTCAAGCCCATTCAAGAAAATCAAACGGGATATGCTTTCAGGTTCGGAAGCCAAACGTGAATATCTTACAGTAGAGGAAGTAAAACGTCTTATTGCAACTCCTTGCCGTCGGGATGATATGAAGGCTGCATTTTTGTTTTCCTGTTTTTGCGGTTTGCGCATTATGGACATCAAAAACTTGTGTTGGAAACACATTAGTAAAAACGGGAACAGGTGGCAGGTAGAAATACGGCAGTATAAAACCGGCGCATTGTTGTATTTGCCATTGAACATGAATGCACGGAAATGGATGCCGGAACAAGGGGATGCTTCTTCTGAAGACCGTGTATTTCCCAAGTTGAGTATTTGGTATAAAAGCATACTTCGCGATTGGGCCACAGATGCCGGAATAGAAAAGAAATTTTCATTCCACGTGGCGAGGCATACGTTCGCAACGCTGGCCTTGACCGCAGGGGTTGACATCTATACGACAAGTCAATTATTGGGTCATGCCAATATCAGACACACTCAGAGGTACGCACAAATCATCAATTCTAAGAAAGACCATGCCATCTCCCTTTTGGATGACGCATTTATCCAATAACTTAAAACAATAGATTTATGAAGCGTAACCGTAGAAATGATTGCCTTTTTTTAAAACAAGAGATTGGCAAACAAGCCGCACAAGAGTGTCGGAAATGAACGTGATGAACTTTTTGCCTTGCTGAAAGAAGCCTCTTTTACTTATCGGAAGGAAGTTATCGGTGAGAGTAAATTGTATGAACTGTATGTGGAGGATTTTCTGAACGGTCATTATTATAGTGACCACCGGGATGCCGCCGGGAAAAACCGACATCGGAAAAACATCGGTATTCTCAGAGGAATACTGACAAAACGTAAAGACCTTGTGGAGCTATTCTTCTCCAATATACTTTTTGCTCCTAACCGCATGGATGAGTTGCTTCGTCTGTTCAACACAACGAAAGCATCCTCCGGTCTGAAAGAAGAACCGGATAAGCCACGCCCTGAAACGAACCTTCCTGCCTTGTCTTTGGGTAGCTTTTTGAATGACAATCAACTGAGCCTCATTGCGCATTGTGCTAATGAGGCTCAACTTTTCACTACCCCTGTGAATGCAGGCATACTGCGTTCTCTTTTGGAAGGCACGTTGCATCAGCCGTTGAAGTCTGCCAATAACCGGTTGGTAGCTTTCTTTTTCGACCGGTTATGTCACCACCGTCTCATTCTCGGACGTTGGGAACATCTGTTGGAACAGGCCGGTTCCATATTGGGTTCCAAAGACGGCCGTCCGCTCAAACACGGCCAGTATTCCAGTGCACTTAGTCTTGCCAAGAGCAATCCAAACAGTATGCAGGAGGTAATCAGCCAATGCGTACAAGCTGTCAGAGAAATGACAGAAAGAAACACAACGGATAACAAGTGACACAGAAAAGGATAACAGTTCGGATAACACTTCCGAACTGTTACTCTCCTTTTTACAAGCATTGAAAAACACATATCTACCTTTGCCCCGAAGCGATAAAGTTTCGGGGTATCACTCCCCCATGTCTAACTCAAAAAAGAATACAAAATGAACCAACAAGAAGAAAGAAACTGTGTAGCGGTGTCCTGTTCATCATGTTTCCTGAAGCTTAGTATGCTCCAGAAACAAACGGAGAAGATTGAAAATATGCTGTTTTGCATCAAGAAAACACTCAATTTCAAAGAAGCCTGCCTGTATATGGGGCTGTCGAGAAGCCAGTTGTACAAACTTGCCAAGAACGGGCATATCCCCCACTACAGACCGTCCGGTAAACTGTTGTATTTTAACAAGCAGGAATTGGACGAATGGCTCTGCCGGAACCAAGTGGAAGAAACCGAAAAAAACTGTCCAAAGGAGATGCCGGACAGCATGAATGAATGTGTTGAACCCGATAAACAATTTGCATCATGACAGAAGCCGGATTTCTTGAAACACTTAAACGGGTAGAAGATGTGGCCGTCATCCTGACCCGAATGGAAGATATAAACGTAGTATTGGGCAAGATAACCACCATTGAAGCCTTCATTGATCGTTTCGGGACGCTTGAAGCCTTGATAGAGCGTTTTGAAAGCGTGGAGAATCAACTCTATTACCTGAAAGATATGCTGAATATTGATGAAGCCGCCAAATACCTGAATATCTCCAAAGGGCATATGTACCGGCTTACCTCCAACCGTGACATATCCTACACCAAACCGAATGGCAAGAACATCTTCTTTGAAAGGAAGGAACTGGATGAATGGAAACGGCGCAATCCAGTCCTTTCACAAAGGGAACTGGAAAGACAGGCTGCTATAATGACCGCCCATGACCACACCGGCAAGCCCAACCATAAAAAGAAAGGGGGAAAGCCATGATACCGACCCACCTGCTTCAAACCGGAAATGACATAGATCGTTCGGTTTATGAACAAATCCTGCAATTCATCCGCCTACGTGTCACCGAGACCTACGCTTTTCCGCCGGAAATTGTCCGTGTCGATGACATAACCATTGCCACGCTCGGCAACTTCAGTGCTTCGGTCGGTAAGCCCAAAAGCAAAAAGACTTTCAACATCACGGCAATTGTGGCTGCAGCGTTGTCGGGCAAAAACGTGTTACGCTACAACGCACATTTGCCGGAAGGCAAGCACAAGGTGCTTTATGTAGATACGGAACAAAGCAAATGCCATTGCCACAAGGTGCTTGAACGCATCCTGAGACTGGCCGGGCTACCTACTGACCGTGAAACGGACAACCTCGAATTTTTCATGCTGCGGGAATACAGCCCCAAACAACGCCGACAGATTATCAACCATGCGCTGGCTTCCGATCCGGGTATCGGTTTTGTTGTCATTGACGGCATCCGTGACCTCCTGTATGACATCAACAGTCCCAGTGAGTCTGTTGATTTGATAAACGACCTCATGCGCTGGTCAAGTATGCACGACCTCCATATCCATACAGTATTACATCTGAACAAAGGAGATGACAATACGAGAGGACATATTGGCACAGAACTGAATAACAAAGCGGAAACCATTCTGCAAATCACCAAGAGCCAGTTTGACGGTAATATCAGTGAAGTAAAAGCCATGCACATTCGTGAAAAGGAGTTTGAGCCGTTCGCTTTCCGCATCAATAACGATGCCTTGCCTGAACTGGTGGGAGAATACTCGTTTACACAAGAGCGTAAGGGCTTCTGCGAATCCATTTCCGATGTACAACACGCCCAGGCTCTCAGGCTGGCATTCAGCGAGGGGGACATAACCGGATACAGACCGCTTATCAAAGCGCTCCAACAGGGATATACCGAAATCGGCTTCAAGCGTGGCCGGAACATCTGCATTGAACTGAACAAGTATCTGATGGGGCGTGGCATTATCGTGAAACAGGATAAGAGCTACCATTACAATCCGAAGGTGCTGGAGTATAGCGGCTGTACCTCCGATAAAGAGGTTTAGTTTAACGTCGGTGTATATATAAGATAAACTTTATTAAACCCGAATAGAAACACAAAAGTTATTATGAACATAGCCCAGACCAAACAAATAGATATTGTGGACTTCTTGAAAGCAATCGGTTGTTTCCCTACAAGGGAAACCGCTTGTGCGGCATGGTTCCGTGCCCCGTATAGGGAAGATATGACACCTTCATTCAAAGTCAATAAAAATCGGAATATCTGGTATGATTTCGGACTTGCCCGGAGTGGCGACATCATAGACTTGGGTATTCTTATCTATCATACCAATGATATATCCCGTGTACTGAAACTGATAGAAAACGCCACCCCGGGAGTACCTGTCAAGGCAAGAACATTCCTGCCCTCTTCTGAGGAAAGGAATGAGATCTTGCGGAACATCCAAATCGGTGCGCTGACTTCGGTAGCCTTGAAGTCCTATCTGGCTTCACGGGGCATTGATATGGAAATCGGAATCAGGGAATGCTGGGAGATACACTATACCTGCCGTGGAAGAGCCTACTTCGCTATCGGTTTTCCTAATATAGCCGGTGGATATGAAATGCGCAGTCCGTACTACAAAGGGTGCATTGCACCTAAAGACATATCAGTGACCAACACCACAAAGACCACTTTGGCATGTTGCCTGTTTGAAGGCTTTATGGACTTTCTTTCTTATTTGACACTAGTAAAACAAGGAAAGTTGCCGCCTCCGTGCAGACAGCCGGATTTAATTGTACTGAACTCGGTGAACAACCTGTCCAAAGCTCTGTCCCGGTTGAAAGCATACAAGAAAATCTATTGCTTCCTCGACAATGACGATGCCGGACGAAAGGCGGTGGATCTGCTTCGGGAAATGAATACGGCTACGGTATATAATGTGATGGAGGCGTTTCCTTATTATAAGGATGTCAATGACCTGTTGCGCGATAAGAAAAGGATGCCGTGAATTGACTTTAAACAAAAGAATCATGTCCTACACAAGTTTATGTGCTGGATATTTTGTATTTTTGCCTAACAATTAGAACAATGGAACAAGAACGATTTAAAGAAATACTGGAAATAGGAGAAACCATTCGGGTGGAGTTTAAACGCTGTGGAAATGGCATTGAAAGCGATACCTATGAAACGGTATGCTCTTTTCTCAACCGTTTTGGCGGTGATCTATTTTTAGGCGTGACGGATTCCGGTCGTGTTGTCGGCGTACCTGAAAATTCCGTATCTTCAATGATTAAGAATTTTATCAGTTGTGTCAGCAATTCGGATTTGATAACTCCTACTGTTTATTTGGAGCCCAGACCGCTTCTCTATGAGGGTAAAACCGTGATACACATTCATGTCAATCCGAGTGCAGAAGTCCATTCCTATAAAAAGGAGATATTTGACCGGGTGGATGATGCGGACGTACACGTGACCAGCACCTCACAAATAGCGATGATGTATATCCGTAAGCAAAGTATCTTTACAGAACGGAAGGTATTTCCATATATAAAAGTGGAAGATTTGCGACTCGACCTTTTGCCGACTATCAGACAAATGGCTGCTAATTCCGCTAACGGTCGGCATATTTGGCAAAAGACGGATGATATGGAGTTGTTACGCTCTGCCGGTCTGTTCGGTACGAATCATGAGACAGGAAAGCATGGACTGAATCTTGCAGCCGTATTACTGTTAGGTCGTGACGACGTTATAAAAGATGTGGCACCGGCTTATGAAACGGATGCTTTGCTTCGCCGAATCAATATAGACCGGTATGACGACAGGGAGATTGTATGTACCAACCTTGTGGAAAGCTATGATCTGTTGATGGAATTTGCCCAAAAACATTTGCCGGATCCGTTTTATCTTGAAAATGAACAACGGATAAGCCTGCGTGGAGTAATATGCAGGGAAATGGTATCAAACATACTCATCCATAGAGAATTTTCAAGTTCTTATCCTGCCAAATTCGTTATTGAGAATAACCGTATATACACGGAAAATGCTAACCGTGCCTCGTGGTCGGGTGAGATAACCCCGGAAAATTTTGAGCCGAATCCCAAAAATCCAATCATCGCCTCCTTTTTCCGCAATATCGGATTGGCCGACAAACTCGGTTCCGGTGTGCGTAATATTTTCAAATACGCCAAGTATTATCAAGGTGGGCATCCCCATTTTTTTGAACAGGATATTTTCCGTACAAGTGTTGAGTTTGAAAGTGAGACTATAAAAGTGGCAGATGCGACTATAAATGCGACTATAAGTGATGCTGATGCGACTATAAACGCGACTATAAGTGAAGAGGATTTGCAGATGTTGAGACTTATTCAAGCCAAGCCTGACATCACCTATACGGAATTGTCCGAACAGTTGAATTTGCATCGTGCTACGGTTGCCAGACGTATCAAGAGCCTTGCGGAAAAAAGAGTCATATCGAGAATCGGTGCCAGAAAAACAGGTGCATGGAAAATTAATATTTCTTTATAAAACAGGAATATATAAAATGGAAGAAGGTATCTACTCTGATACCTTCTTTCATGTATATTAATCTGTTATCTCACAAAAATAATCCAACTCGTCGCCTTTTAGATTCTCCATTGCATATTGTTCGGTCTGTTCCCAAAGTTTTTCATACAGTTCTGAAAATTGTGGTTTTGTTTCATGGTGTTGCCATACTTTATGGTTGAGTACCAATGTTAGCTCCGTGAGATACTTACAATTATCTTTCCATTCTTCAAACGCACGGTTGAAGGTGTCCTGAATACCTGCAAGTCCAAAATGGTCGGCTATCGTAAAATCGTTCCAGAAGGTGGTCTGCAACTCGTAGTCGTTTTCTTTCATAAATTCTCTGAATGTCATGTCATTTCAATTTTAGGATTTTATTATTAATCCCCTGCCGCAATTGAAGTGCAGGGGAATTTCTTCAATACCGGTATCAAGCCGATAGCAGTATGGGCATAATCAATGCTACGGTTTCCATCTGGTCATCGTCGGTTACAGGGGTGATAACACCTGCACGTTCTTGCGTGCTTAACTTGAACTGTACCTCTTTGGTGGTGATATTTTCCAGCGTTTGTTTCAAAAACTCCGCTTTGAAGCCGATGCGCAAATTGCCGCCTTGATAGGCACAAAATACCGTTTCTTCAGCATGGGTGGAACAATCAATATCCTTTCCCGAAAGCACCAACGACAATCCCGAAAAGTTCATGGCCACCTCGCAACGTGCCTTGTCCGCAAATACGCTTACCCGTCTGACGGCCGCCAACAGTTCGTTTTTGTCGAGAATGGCTTTTTTGTCACTATCCGTGGGGATAACGGCATTGTAGTTGGGGTATCTTCCCTCTATCAGCCGTGTGCGGAAATAGTCTGTTTCTGTTTGGAAGGCCATTTCACGGTCAGTAATGAATACCTGCACTTTCTCATCTGACTTACTTGTCATACTGCGCACAATCTTTGCAGCTCTTGAATGTAACAGGAAATTGTACTCTTGTCCGTCATCCTCAACCTTGTAAATGTTCCGTACCAACATGGAGCCATTGGTAGCGGCACATTGCAATTCATCGCCCTTCTTAGTGAAATAGATGCCGCAAAATATAGGACGAAGGTCATCGTTGCCAACGGCATATAAAGATTTGCCGATACTATCATTCAAGACAGATGCTTCGATAGTGGCCTTCACGTTTTTCTCCATTGTGCCAGGAAGGACGTAATCCTTTGCCGGAAATCCCACCATGTCGAACTGGCCGTTGTTGTAGCGGATAACTACCGACAAATTTTCCTCGTCCGCTTCAAAAGTGACAGGCTGGTCTCCTAAATTCTTCAACGAATCAAGCAAAAAACTCGCTGTGACACATATACTTTCGCTGTGTCCGTTAGCTCCGTCCATATCTATGACAGGGAGCGTGCTGCATCGGCTACAATCCATGTCGGATGCCGTTATTCTCAATACACCGTCTTTGAGTTCCAATAGGAACGTGGAATAGATAGGCAATGCCACCTTACTGTTCATTACTTTTGCCAATGCAATTAACTTGGCGTTCAATTCTGTTGCTGAAATTGTGAACTTCATAACTGATTTGATTTATTTCCCTATCATCGGGAGCCTTTGCCCCTTATTGTGAGGAAGTTATTTATGGTGCTCCGACTTGGCAGGTGCGTATGGCACAAACTTTTTGGTTGAAATACGCTTTTTACGCGTGTGGAAAAAGGAAGATTTCAATCACTGGGGCACTGATTATCCGAAAATCCGCTGCCTCCCGCCCTAAAAGTTTGGAGCAATCAAAGCAAGCCTGCCGGAACTTTGCGCCAGAAATGCCTCCGCCCAATGAGGGCATAGATGTGTATGATTCATATCTCCTTGTATATAAATGGTAGAGAGCGGAATACCTGTAATTGTGGTATCGGAGTATGATTGACAGTCTGATTTTTCACTGCAATCATAAACCCGGTTAAAAAAGGAGGCTTTGTTGCTTTGTCTTTCATCGTGTACCTCTATTTCATTATTCCTTTGCGGCATCAATCGAACAATCAACGCATAAACACAATACGAAATGAGTCCATTTTTGACATTTGCCATTTGCCTGAGCATCGCCTACCTCCTTTACTACGGTGCCAACATCGGCAAGGATTTATACGCTACCGGAAAGCAACTTACTTCCAACGAGGAAGTGTTTGAGATTGAAGACGTTCCAGTTGAAACCGCCGTCTCTGTGAATGAACAGGGAGACGGCTTTTTTATTGGCGATGCCGAACCGGAAGAACCTGCGGAAGTGCTTGACCCGGAAAAGGAAAGCGAAAAGAAAGAAACTGCCGAGACAGAGAGACGCATTGCTTCGCTGCAAGAGAATCTGGATGAAGCGGACGTAACGAGCGAATACGGCATCAAAGCCCCAGAACTCCATGAGTTACTGGAAGGCAAGAAAGCTTCGCTGTTCAAACCCGAAATCAATGTCATCCGAAATGTATTGTAAGAAGATTATCCGTTATAGCCTGCCGGTGTCGTGCCTCCTTTCGGCGCAGTCCGTTTTCGCCAAATGTGGCGGCGTGGATTACAGTTGGGGAGCCGATGCGCTGGCACTGATGCACGACTATGTAGTGACCATGATGCTCTATGTGCTGTATTTGACCTATGCCATTGCTGCACTTGTTACTATTTACGCCAGCCTACAAATCTTCATCAAGATGAATGCCGGCGAGGAAGGTATCGTCAAGGAGATACTCATGGTTGTGGGAGCCTGTATGTTCATGATTGGAGCCTCTATCGTGTTCCCAGCTTTCTTCGGCTATCAAGTTTAAAAAATACTCATCTGCGCAGAGAGTACCATAATGTCTAATTAAAAACAAGAACGAATGTTGCAAAAAATTAAGAAAATGATGAAGGGCATCTGCTCTTCCGAAAGAATCAAGATGCTTTCATTTATGCTGCTGGTCGGAACGGTGACAGCTTTC